TTCTCAATGGTGAGGGTCCAACTTACGGAAACGCCCAAGTTGGTCTTCTTGCAATGGCTCAAAGATTAGAAACATTCCGCAGAGAAGTTGCTCACTGGATTGAAATGAATATTTTCTTACCAGTCGCAAAATGGAATGGGTTTGTTATCGAAGGTGAGCGTGGACAAGAAGAAATTATTTATCCACGTATTAAATTTGATGATCTTCAATTAAGAGATGATACTGGTAAGTTACAAATGCTTGTAACAGCTAACCAAAATGGTGTCATTTCAAACGTGTCTCTTATTGAAGCATTTGGCTTAGACTCAGACCAAGAAATTGAAAGATTGAGATACGAACAAGGTGCAAACTTTATGAGTGATCAAAGTTTTGGTACACCTAATATTTCATTGAGCTTTCAAAGTGGCGGAGTCACTGGGCAAGGTTTTGGTGCTGGCGATATGGGTGGAGCTCCCCCAGCTCCTGATTTAGGTGTCGGAGGTGCTCCAGGTGCTGCTCCTACTGATGCAGCCGCTCCTCCAGCTGGGGCACCCCCTGCTGCAGCTCCTGCTCCAACTGCAAGTTCAATGTTAACAAGTTATAGACTGGCTTCAGAAATTGTAAATAGTATTTATCAAGACAGACTGGACTTACTAAATAAGTCTGACAAAGTCAGAACAGCAAGTAAGAAAATTAAATCTTCTGCACACGAAGGTTTTCTTATGAGTCTCAGACCAGTCACAGGTAGGGCAAGTTTAGGACCTTTAGCCGACGAGTATGATGGATTATTTGGTGTAATAGATACTCCTTTTGTTGGCGGTTCATTATCGTATCCTCTTAACAACTATGCGATAAATGAACTCCAATCATATTCATCTAGTCAAAATGATTCTGTTAAAAAAGTTGTTGCAAAAAAACTAGAAAATATTAATCAGCCCAAAATGTTTACTTCTCTTGAGAAAAAACTTTATGGACTTTTAATGTCTCTAAATATGCCATTTCCACTTTATGCACAATATTCTGCCGGACCAACATTTGATTATCAATTAGATGCTGCAATACCAAACTTGAAAATAGGCCTTGAAGCAGATGGTGAAATTTGGCATAACAATCCTGACAAAATTGCCAAAGACAAAAGAAGAGATTCTGAACTAGCTGTCAATGGGTGGGTTATTGTTAGATTTACTGACAAAGAACTTCAAGACCATCCTCAAGACTGTTTGAATGTTTTAATCAATGCAATAAAAAAACGGACAGGACAAAGTTCGGACAGTAATGGTGAAAAATATTTATAATTTCACAAACTGTACAATAAACCCGTCGAAATCGACGGGTTTAGTTTTTACTATGACGCAGGTTTAAAGAGTTGATTTTTAGAATACAGGTATCAGAAACTTTATTTTAAAGGAATGTTTATATGTATAGAGCTGCAAAAGGTGGTGCTATAACTGTGCAAAGTTTTCTTAATGAAAACGATAGAGTTACAGCTAGAGAGCACTTAATTAAGACTGCTTCTTTCAATATGAGAGAAGCGGCTAAAATTGGTTTACAATCACTCTATGCTGATCCAAAAGAAGTATTAGAAAAATACAAAGATTTTGATATTGTTAAAGAAATGCAAGCTCGACAAGGTGCTAAATTGCTTTGGGTTAGAGCCAGAGCAATCGATGCAGATGTTGTCAATGCAAATGGAGACTTGTTTTCAAAAGAAGAATTACTAAAAGAAGTTGAGATAAAAGGTCAAAAAATCCCAGCCTACAAATCTTTTGAAGGTGTTCCAATCTACACAAACCATAAGAACGACGATATTGAACAAGCGAAAGGTATGGTGGTATACGCTGAATGGAATGAAAAAGAAGATTGCGTTTACTGTACTTTTTTTGTAGATGAAGAAGCATATCCAGATATTGCCAGAAACATAAGAACAGGCGTTATTCACGATGTTAGTATGGGAGCAAGTGTTGAATGGGGTGTTTGTTCTATCTGCGGTAATAAAGCATACACTGAAAGAGATTATTGCGAGCACTTAAAGAAATATAAAGGCAAGATTTATCCTGAAACAGGAAAAAGAGCTTACGAAAAAAACTATGGTGTGAAGTTTATAGAACTTAGCTGTGTTGGTGATGGCGCTTTCGAATCTTGCGAAATTCAAGAAATATACGACGTAGATGATGTCATAAGTGAAGCAACAAATTTAGAAAAGAAAGCAAATGAAATAAATTCTAACATTGTTTTAGCTCTGCAAGAAATCCCATCCAGTAATGTAGAAAGAACTGCATATGAAAGCTGTTTAAGACAAGCGAACAAAACTACTAATGTTGCGATTAGATTAGCTCAACAAGCTGGCACATTAGTTGGTGGACAACTTTTAGCTGGACAAGGCGCTAATCAAAACTCTACTGTTGCAGCTGTTTTAGGAGCTTTGGGTATCGACCCACGTTCTGGTTTAAATATATTAGATTTGATTAATTTGTCACTGAATTTTTTAGAAGTTGCAGTGATGAATATGTTTGCAAGAAAAGATAATGTGGATCTCGGGCACGTTGGTAAAATTACTAAATCAATGGCTGAACTACAATCAACTATGCAAGACATGATTGATGATGGAGTTGATGTTGGGAGTGGTCAAAGACCTCAGCCAATAAATCAACCGCAGAATATGCCACAAACTGCACAGCCTAACCCGGCACAACAAATGGCTAGTCCTCAGATTGGATTTGCGAACTATTCGCCTACAGATTCAGTTGGAAAAGTAATGGATATGACCAATTTTTCTAACTCAAGTCCAGCTGTTGGAAGTGGTGTAGCTTTAGCTTCAGCAAACTATAATTTTGTCTGGGCATCTAAAGACGGTAGAAGAGAAGTATATGCTAGTACTAATCATAAACCTACTGATAAATTTGGAAACTTTGCACAAAGTATTCTAGATTTGAAAAATAATTTGAATAACACTGAACAAGTTAATCAAAGTATTCAAAGTGTCATTAGAGTTGCTAATGAGAGAAATAAAAACATAAAAACAAACAAGCCTTTAGAGGCGGGGAGCAGAAATCAAATGGATCATTTTGCTAAGATTGCATCAGAGCAAAGAAAAAAATTAGCTGCTGCAGTCACAATCGATTTTAAGGTTGAAGACAGTGCAGGTAATCGAGTTGTTCTTTCAACTGATGGATCTATAACCGGATACACAAATGGCAAGAGAACTCCTTGGGAACCTATTCTCAATGAGCATCAAATTTCAATGATGGAATCTGGGCAAGGCACAAGAGTTGCTGCTGATTTACTCAAAGACTACTCATCATTTGCCAAGACCGCATTGCTTGATGTAAAAATGAGAGATGGTAGCAGAGAAAATCTTTTAGAAGAAGTCAGATCTGGTGAATCTTATCACAATTTACAAGATGGAGTGAAGAGTAAAAATACTGGTGCTCCTACAGTTGTTAAAGAGCAAGAACTTGGCTCAAAAAGAAGTGGTGTAGGTGCTGAAGCTGTAAAAGAAATTTTACTCGGAGATGCTGGTCTTTATGGCAGAAGAGTCATAGATGATGAAGTAAGAAAGTCATTGACTGAACTTGTTGATGAAGTTACTAAGGGTGTTCCTACTGAAGTTCTTGAAGATAGACTTTCTTCCCATAGAGCAGAGGGAAATGCAAGCGCACATGATGTTATGGCGAAAACTATCCAAGCTTTAGGAAAGGCAGTTGTTGCATCGTACGAAACACCAAAAACTATTTTACGTGTAGCTCAAGTTTTAGCTGATGAACCAATGTTGCCAGAAATGATTGGCACTGCAGCTGCTGGTGCAGATTTAGCCACAGATCAATCAGAGAAAGATGATTTCTTCGGTAAATCAGCAACAGATAATCCTATAACTGCTATTTTAAAGCAGTTGGGAGCTGCAGTTTCTTCAGATGTTACTGCCCAAGATCTCTCAGATGCATTATCAGTAGCTGTTGAAGAAAATGAAATTACAAAAGAAGGCGTTACAAGATTTGCTGAACTTTTGATGTTACAAACTCCTACTCCAGAAGAAGGTTTAGAAGTTGATGCACAGCCATCAAAAAATGAAGAGCTTAAAGCAGCCTTAAGAAGTGCAGTTGACTCTAATACAGACTTGATTTCAAAAGAAGATTTGAAATCTGCTATTTCTGCAATGGCTATGTCATCCTCTGAAACAAGAACTGCTCCTGGCGAGGGAGTTGATACTGTAGATTCAATGTCTGATAGACAACTTATGGCTGCTATTGATAAAGCAAAAACAGTTACAGCAACAGAGGGAAGATTACGTGCTAGAGCTAGAAGAGAGTTCTGGGGTGTAAAGACTGCTAGTGCAGAAAATCTTGAAAATAATCTTGTTGGCTGGCTTGCTGATTATTCAACAAACTTTAATATTTCTACACGCAAAATTGCACTTGCTGCAAAAAGACTGTGCCAAGATTTTGATTTAGCAGAAAAGCTTGTTTCAAGAGCAATTGATGCAAAGCAAGAAGCTGACAGAACCGCTGGAATGACAGTAACTCATACAAAATCAGATTGTTTGAGATTTATGTGTATTGCAGCAGATTTAGACGGTATGTCTCCAGGTGATGATAGTTTCGATGAAACATTCAAGCAAAAAGCTATGGAAGTTTTACAAAGCCACGGATTCACTGTTGATCCTAACACATTCTCCTTTACAGACCTTGTTGTTTCTGAAAATGGTGATGTGACTGCAACTGTATCAACAATGTCATCTAAAACATTCAAAGTTGATGATGAAATGAAATCTGATGGTGAAATGTCGCCTGAGGAAGAACTTCCTGTAGTTATGACTGAAGGTGCAAGAATTGCTAGAAAAACTAGAAGAGAACAAGTACTTTCAAAGTATGCTCAAATGGGCGCTCCTGGTATGGCTGCACCTATGGGAGGAGCACCAGCTCCTGCAGCACCTGCAGCTGGTCCAGTTGACCCTAATTTAGGTGCAATGGACCCTACTGGGGGCGATCTTGGTATCTCTGCTATGACTGGTACTGATATGAATCAATCAGCAGATTTAGACGCAATGTCTGAACCAGGGGAAAAGAAGCCTTGGGGTTCAGTTTGCCCAGTTTGCGGTTCAGATGATGTCAACCTTTCAGAGCAAAATGCAGATTGCCAAAACTGTGGTACTACTTATAAGATACTTCAGTCTATCGAACTTGTATCTATGGGCGATAAGGGTACTGAAGCTCCTGCAGAAGAAGAGCTTGGTGGATTTGGTCCTGATATGGGATTAGGTGCAGCAACAGCGCCTACAGAAGTACCTGCTGCAAGTCCTGCGCCTCCTGGTGCAGGGGTGGTTGCAAGTAATATCAAAACTATGATTAGACTTTCTGCAACTGTAGACTCTGATGTTTACCTCAAAACTGCAATGCCTGATTTTGACAAAACTGCATCAAAAATGTTACCAGTTGGTATGATTTGTCCTAGTTGTGGCAATAGACACGCAAACAAAGTCAAGAATAATACATTCTGCCATAGTTGTGGAAATTATTCAAGAACTACAGTCAAAGCAAGCAAAAAAGATCCATCTAAATTAGATGTTTCAATCACTTGGATTGACTAATATTTTATGGGGAGCAAAGTCTCCCCATAAATTCTAAAAAAGGTGTAAAACCTTTTTATCAAGAAAAAAAAATCAGTTTATAAATGAAATATTTTTAAAACAAACTTTGATAAAAGATCTGATTTTATTAAGGGAAGCAGCAATAAAATGAATAAAAATTCGAAAAATGCCGAAAAAACTAGATTTGCAGCTTTGAAACTCGCAGAAATTCAAGCAACTGATAAAGAAGACTTGGCTCAGTGTACAAATGATATGGCTAGAACTGCATCTTTGGCTAAAGATGAAGCTTTGGTTGTCGCAAGCGCTATTAGAGCAAAATATCTTCCTAATATTGCTAAACAAGCAGGTGTCAAACTTTCAGGTTTAGATTTAGAAGATGGCAAAGAGACTGTTGACTTCGCAAACGATGAATCCGACGATGACGAAATGGAATTCCATCACTTTGAGAGTGATGAAAACGATATGAATGACGATGATGATGATATGTCTGATGAAGACATGGAAGACAATGACGAAGTAGAAGATAGTGATGATGTAGCAACTTTTGAAATTGAAGTTCCCGCTGATATGGTTGATCAAGCACAAAAAGCTGTGCAAGAGGCGCTAGATAATCTTCTTGGCGGAGATTTAGATTCTTCAGATGAAGACATGAATGATATGGAAGACATGGATGACATGGATGAAATGGATGATATGGATTCTGAAGATGATGATGAAGATGAAGATGAAGAAACCGAAACATTTACAAAAAACAGCAATGGGGTTAGAAATATGACTAAACAAGCATTAGCTGAGCGCAAAGCACAAAGAGAAGCCCTCTTGAGAAGAGCAGAAAGAGAAGAAATTCTTATGAAGCTCGCTGCTGAAGAAGAGGCATATCCAGCGCACAGCACATTCAAATACAACGAAGATATGGTTAACATGGAAGGTGAAATTGATTATCCTTCAATGAGTTTTGAAGGTGGCGAAGGTAACTCACTTAGAGAGCAAAACCCAAGTTGGGCAGAGCAAAGAGTTCCTACTGTCAACCCAGATTCACTCCAATTTCCAGATGTAACCAAGCCTATGAAGTTCGAAGGCTCAGGCGACGGCTCACTAGAGTATGTAGTTGACTGGGAATCTCTCGAAAATCCATCTGAAGGACTCGAAGATGCAAATCTTTTCGAAGTTCCTACTCAGATGCCAAATATGCCACACAAGACAACTAGAGCAAATGCTAATAACAACAGAGTTGCCAAGCAGCATGATGTTGAGTGCAAAGAGTGTGGGCATAGACAAAGTATGACAGAAGCTGACATGCATAATGATGCGACTAGATGTGCAAATGACGACTGTCCTTCAAATATGAAAGAGGGCGGTATGGATCATAAAGATGATGTTGAAGAAAAGTCAGCACAAACCCTTG